GAGATTGTGGAGGAGTTTACTACATGAAACCTGACATGACTGTTGGATGGAAAGAGCACATCAAAAAAGGTAATGTTTGGCGTGTTGAGTTAGAACTTTCCATGCAAGAAACGCCAGGTGAGTTTCACATATACAATGTGGAGGTTTATGTAACGGCACCTACATCAGCACTTGCAATGTATATTGTCACTACAATGTATCCAGATTACGAATCTATTTGTGTTGACGATGAACCAGTTACAACTGCCCCCTGATTTTCCACATCAACCACCTAAAGGTTATCATTATGAAGTTGAATCGTTTCGACGTAATGTTTTACGCATTTGCATTGTCAATGATGGTGCTTTCTCCTATACTGATGTTGCACCTAAATGTGTATGGGGATTTGTTAAAACGACAGGAAAGAATGGAAGCAGTAAGAAAACTTACCACGCCCCCATCAACTTCAATAAGGTAGGAAATGTGGTAGACATTAGTGATACTCGCCCCTATACTGCAATGCAGTTAAATCTAAATCCATTAGAAGCGGCGTTTCTATGATTCACTATATTCCACAGGTAAATGATTATGTTGCATGGAAAGAACATGAAGGTTGGGTATATTTTGCCTGTCCAGAATATATCAGCATTGAACTTAGTGTGAAGTGTAAGGATGATGAAAACATAAAAGATTGTCCCCTCCATGAAAAAACACATTGTTTGCTTGTGTGTCAAAAGTGGTATTGGGATGAGTTAGAATACGTTAAAACTAGAAAGAATAAAAATGCGGGAAGTCTTGAAGATATGGAAGTATTCGTTAGGAAGTTTTAGCGATGATAAAACAGAACCATATGATAACTATGTGGTTCTGATACGTAGCATTATATTTGTATCTTATCTTATTACTAATTGTTTTATTATTAGCGGAGTAATTCGTCACTGGAATGAAGTACCAAGTTATCTACCAACAACCGAAAAAGAAAGGATTTGCAACACAGAAGGCAACATTCTTTAAGATTGAAGATGCAGTTTTTTGGGAAGAACTAATGAAGAAAAATGGTTGCAAAGACTTTGAAACTCATGTAAGTTAAATATTACTCACCTCTAAAGTGTATCAGTAACGTAAGCATCACATTATGGACAACTATCTAACAGAACAACAAGTCGAAGAACTTGTAAACTTTGACTATATGGAAGAAGATCTTGAAGATCTTATCCAAGATCCAGAAAAACTTGACATTAACGACTATCTGAACTCCAACATTGATTACTGAAATGAATTTTCCTACCGAAACTGTCAACGTGCTTGCACATCTTGAAGAACTGCGTAAGACTTGGAAAGAACAAGATTTTCGCTTGACAAAGGATCAACAGCAACAATATGATATGTTGATGCAAGCACGAAAGGAACGTGTTGCATGGTTCTATGAAACTGGACGTGTGCAAGTTGGACCTAAAGTGACAAAGGAAAAAGAAAAAGAACAAGAAGAAGAATGATATAAACCCCGGGGTTTCCACTACTCTGACTTAGAAGCAGAGATCATGAAGTGGTGTAAAAGAATAAGTTAAGTTGATGCAACACCCATTCCAATCTCCTACTATTCTAAATAGTAGGAGATTTTTTTGTAGATAGAATGAAGACGTACATTCAGTTTATTACTGAAGTCTATGACAAAGATGTCATGGATCGTTCACAGATTAGCAAGACTGGTGAAGGTGGACGTGTGGGTGCTGATAGAAGAAAAAGTGAACCCGAACGCCGCAGAATGAAGGCAGTTGGTGGTGGTAAAATGGTGCCAGCAGCACCATATAAGGATCGTAAAGATATTGGAACACAAAGACAAAGAAGCACACGCGAACAACAACCCGAGCAGGAACGTGGTAGTGCTGAAGTTAAAAAGACATATGCCGATAAAACTAAAGAACGCAGAGTTGCAGCAGCAAGAGCACGGCGAGCAGCAAAAGCATCTGGTGGTAGTGACAAAGTAGCAAAAAGTTCTATAACAAAAGCATCACAAGATGTAGAAAAGCAAGCAGACAAGTTGTTAGCAACCAAGAAGAAAGAAGAACCTAAAAAGTCATCAACACCACGCCGTAATTGGAAAACTGACAGTGGTGGTGGAATGACAAGAAAGGAACGTGATTCTGCTAGAAATAAAGAAAAAGGTGCAGCACTGAAGTTAAAGAAAGCAGAATTAGTTCGGGACTTCACTGAGAAGAATGGTCGCCCACCAAAGGGTGCAGAACGCACAAGACTTCTGGGACTTGCACACAAGGCAGTAAAAGCAGGCATCTAAAAGTTACTCACCTTGGAAGTGTGTCCATAGTGTAAGCATCGTCAGCACCCTTTACAAGCGTCTGTAAGGGTGCTATTATTATCTTTAGGTATCAACCCACTGTGACTTCATTGATTACACTTCGTCCGCATCAGATTCGCATTCTTGATCGTATGCGGAACTACAACAAAGGTCAGATCATTGTTCCCACTGGTGGTGGTAAAACAATGTGTATGATTCAAGATACTGCACATTCGCAACAATCTAAGTGTGGTCATACCACTGTTGTTGTTGCTCCCCGCATACTTCTTGCTGAACAGTTGTGCAGTGAATTTCTGGAAGTAATTGATACTGCGTACACCCACATCTTGCACGTTCACAGTGGTGAAACGTCACACTTCTCTACAACAAATGTAGAAAATATCAACCTGTTCGTAAATACAGCGAGGACTGCTGGTGAGAATGTTATCATCTTCACCACATATCACTCCTTGCATCGTATTCAGGAGGCAGATGTTGAAGTCAATACGATTTACTTTGATGAAGCACATAACAGCGTGCAAAGAAACTTTTTCCCTGCTACAAAACACTTTGCTGCTGTTGCTGATCGTTGCTACTTCTTCACTGCTACTCCTAAGCATTCTCTTACTGTTTCTAAACCTGGCATGAATGATGGATCTGTTTATGGTCAAGTGCTGGTCAATGTTCCTGCACCTGAGTTAGTTGAACAGGGTTACATTCTTCCACCCAAAGTTGTAGTCAAGCAACTGCCTATGATTAAGGGTCGTAAGGTAATGTATGCTGACGATTGTGACAACTTGATTGAAACGATTGATGACAACAACATCGACAAAACTTTGATCTGTGCCCGTACAACTAAGCAGATTATCAATCTTATATCACAATCAGACTTCTGTGCTGAGTTGTATCAACGTGGTTATTCTTGGATGACGATCACATCTAAGACTGGTGCAATTATTGACGGTAAGAAGGTTGACCGTGAAAAGTTCTTCGACACGTTGAACACTTGGGGTCGTGATCCTGACAAGAAGTTTGTAGTTATTCACCACAGCATTTTGTCTGAAGGTATCAATGTGTCTGGTCTTGAAGCAGTTATCTTCATGCGCAATATGGATTACATTAGTATCAGTCAGTCTATCGGTCGTGTGATCCGCCTGGGTGGATCTGAGAAGACGTTTGGATTAGTTTGTGTGCCAACATATGACTCGGTTGGTATCAGCACTGCCCGCAAAGTTCAGGCAGTTGTTGATGTCGTGTTCAATCAGGGACAACCTGCCATCAGTGAAATTCGTCGATGACAAAGTTACTCACCTCCAAAGTGTCCTAGTTGTATGAATAACACTAAAATGACAATCACACAAACCCGACCACAATTCCTGACCGAAGCACTTATTGAAGTGCTGAACAATGACTGGAAAGTTAGTTCTATTGAATCTGGTCGTTCTGTTTATACTCAACTTGAATATGAAGTTGGTCGTAAATATATCAAAGTCTGGTCTTATCTTTCTGATGCTGGTGATAGGATTCGTGGACGTTCTTGCTGGATGTTTGTTGATAAGAACACTGGCGAATGTTACAAACCAGCATCATACAAAGCACCTGCTAAGTACGTCCGCTATCTGATCACTCAACTGGCAGATAATCCCCATATTTGTGATGCTTACGGTTCTTTTCTGTATCTTTGATTATGTTCACTGACACTAATCGTCAACTTCGTAAACTTTCTATCTACAAACCAATGCAATTTCGTGTGACTGAGATTGACTTTGATTTTGATTCTGATTCCTTTGATGAAGAAGTAATGGACACCGAAGATCGTCAAGAAATTATTGATGAAGTTCTAGCAACAACTTGGCAAGCAAGTGATGCTGATGATCTTGTGGAAGAGATTACATCTGCCACAGGTTGGTGTGTTAATTCTATCGATTACATTTACATTCTGAACTGAAACTGATGATTACTTCCAAAGCACAAATGCTCCGTGTGATGAAAAAATGTGATGGGGCAGATACATTAACCCGTGAACAAAAGTTTCAGGTATTTGTCAACGTGTGCGACAACATGTTGAAGGAAGGTAGAATTAGCAAAGCAAATCATACTCGTTGGACACACATTTGGTAATTATGAAAGACGTTACAAATTCACCAAAAGATTGGGAAGATTTTTGGTACTCACCTGAAAAATATGGTTCTTGGGAGTATTACAATTCAGAAAGCGAAGGGCGTGACATTCGTAACATCGACCCCAATACATTACGCTACGTTGAGTATGTTATGGGTGATAGACCTTACCCACCTTCGTTCAAACGTGGTTCAGGATTAAGCGATTAAAAAGTTACTCACCTCCAAAGTGTCCTAGTTGTATGAAAAACACCCACCTTGAACACCCCGAAGACGCTATCCTAACAGGCGATCTGTCTGTTCTGGATTGGTTTTCTGAATCCGATAGTTTCATCAGCACCAAAATGGATGGTGCTCCTGCTATTGTTTGGGGCACTAATCCTGCAACTGGTAAATTCTTTGTTGGCACTAAAAGTGTCTTCAACAAAGTAAAGATCAAGATCAATGAATCACACGGTGACATTGATCGGAATCATTCTGGATCTGTTGCTGATATATTACATCATTGTCTTGATTATCTTCCTAACTTTGAGGGAATTATTCAAGGTGATTTTATTGGTTTCGGTGGTAGTGACACTTACACACCAAATACCATCACATACAAGTTTCCGAATGTAGTCACTGAAGAGATCATTATTGCACCGCATACTTATTACACTGCGGACAATGATTTGCGTGATGCTGTTGCTCACCCGATGAAGTTTCGGATCACTGATACTTTCTATTGCAAGTTTGTGCAACCTAAAGTGTTGCTGACTGAAAATCGTGAAGATATTGCTGATGTCTGTGACTTTGCCCGTCAGATGTCTACATTGTGCGAATTCGTAGATGACAAGAAAGCAGCAAAGATCAAGAAGGTAATCAATACAATGATTCGCAATGGTGCTGAATTAGATGATTTTGCAATTTCAGTTTTTGCTGACTGTGACATCAATCTAGTCAGATTGTGGAAGTTGGTTGCAACAATCAAAGCAGATTTGTTTTTGTTTATTCATTCAACTGACGATATTGAATGTTCTATCTGTGGACATGAAACGTTTCATGAAGGTTATGTGATCACAAATAAGTATGGCATGTTCAAGGTAGTTGACCGCGAAGAATTTTCATATGCTAACTTCAACGTTCAGAAAAGTTGGTCCTGATAAAAGTTACTCACCTCCAAAGTGTCCTAGTTGTATGAATGACACTACCTACAACGCGATCCTAAAGGTCTGGAACAGCGAAACACCTGATGATTTTGCAATCTTCAGTGACTTTTACTACCAGATGTTCGGTGAGGATTTTGACATTCCTTACACCACAATGTCAACCTGTTCTTCATTCTTTCCCTACGATTGATCATGCGAATCTTTTTTCTTGCCTTGTTTGTTATTCTTGGTGCTAATCTTGGCATTGAATTGTTAGATAGCAACATGACACAAATTATTAAAGATCGCAACGAATCTATTCGACGTTCTATCAACAACCTTTGATCATGAAACTGTATCATCCCGAGCACACTATTCAGGTTGATTTCTATCCTGTCAAGTATAGTGACGGAACGATTAGTGAAAGGTTAATCTACAAGACTGTGACTTTCGGTATCAATGGACCGAACCCAGTTGTCAGCAAGCGTTACATCAACCGCAAAGAAATGAATCGCGAGATTGATAGTCGCGTTCATGGATTTGGGTATGAAGTAGTTGACTTTCACACCGATCCACAACTATACAATAGCGCACTCACTTGTGCCTGCTAATTATGTCTTTTGTTTCTTTTCCCACTGATCCTAACACTATGAATCGTTCCGAACTTCAAGATAATATGATCCAGCAAATCCTGGATGATATGGACATCAAGACTATGATGGCAATTCTTTATGATAACATGAGTGAAAGTTATGATAAGTATTCTGATTCAGAATTGATGGAAGAAGTGAAAGAATACTACCCACATTTGTTGGATTAAAAGTTACTCACCTCCAAAGTGTCCTAGTTGTATGAATAACACA